TCAGTATAACCAGCTTGTAATGTTCCAAAGAACGCTGCAACACCTACTCTCATATTTAAATCTTCTTGATTTACAACATCAGACACATTTACTTCACATAAATTGCAGAATTGAAATGGTTTTAATGCAATCTCACAACATGGATTAGTTCCCCAGTCTTTGTTATTTGTCCAATAAACACCTGGCTCTCCACTTCCAGATAATTCAATTTTCTTCCAAATAGCTTTAAACTTATCTTCTGTAACCACTTCTCTTTCTAACACTGCTGAATTATTAGCTCTTCCACGTTGAGGATTTAACTCCCACCAGTTTCCAAACTTACACTCCATCATATCATAATCATCATGTGAAAATAGACTAATCATTGCTGAACGTCTAATTCCACCTGATAATACTGCATCAGCAATATGGCACATAATATCATGACAATCAAGTGATGTCAATTTATCTCCATTTTGCTTTCTTTCAAATATTGCTTCAAGATGTGTTAATGCTATTTTTAATGGCTCAGGCCCTGGTGCTTTACCACCAGCAGTAATTAAACGCATCCCTTTATTCCTAATATCAGTATAGTTAAACTTAGGCTTATATTGATTGTACCCAAAATAAGATTTGACTAACACTTTTATAGCATCAGCCCAACCTTCTAATGAGTCAGCAATCATATATTTTTTCTCTTTTGTTGGTTTAGAAATTGGTGGTAGCTTATCAATATGATGCTTCTGTACACTAAATCCAACTCCAGTGCCACCTAATAATAAAAACATTGATTCATTAAATGCCCTATAGTCATCTACAGGCAAATAAGCACAATTATATATCCTACTTTCATTTTTAAATATAGGAGTTCCTGCAAATTGCATTGCTCTCATACTTGGTAAAACACGTTTACTCCTTACAAAATCCATGCTATTTGTAATCTCACTTTGTAGATTAGGGTATTTACTAATCATCATCAACTCATACCTATTACAGATCTCATCCCACGTTTCTCTCCTTTTTAAGTCAGGATTATACTTTGCGTATTTATTAAAAATTGTAATTTCTGATAAAATTTTATTACTAGTTGTCATTTATTATATTGTTTTTTAATTGGTTTTTTTCTAAATCAAACAGACTAACGTATTTTTCAGTTTCTATGTCTATAACATCTAAAACCTCATAGATAAGATCTATGTCTACATTTAATCTGTCTGCTATCTGCTTTCTCTTAAATTTTTGAGGATAAATTGTGTTAAATACTGTGGCAGAATGAGTGCTTTTAATAGACTCTCTACCATAATACCTACATAATAACTCTTTTAACTCATCATCAAATTTACTATAGTTTCCTTTAATAAATTTATCAAAATTAGGTTTATTATGTCCTGGTACTCTAAGATAAATAAGAATTTCTTCTAAATTTTCTTCATATTTAACATAACAATCATTATCATTTATTTTTTCTATAAACTTCTCAAAAATATAATCATTACTATCTATCTTTTCAAACACCATAACAACCATATAGTCATCTAAAAGATAACAATTAATATAATTGTATGGTAGTTTAGCATAATGAATGTCACACATTGGTAAAACAAATGTATGACATCTTGTTGGTTTTGTACCAAGTATTTCTATTCTTCTATTCACAAAAGTCTATTTTTTCTATTTTGTTAAGTTTTAATTCTCCTGTGTCTAAATCATCAATCATTTTTAAACTTAAATAGTTTCTATAAAACTCTTTTATTCCTTCATATTCTCCAAAATGCAGAATATACTCATCAAACACTAATCCTCTTAATGACTCTTGGTCATCAATGTTAAGTAACAATTTATCAGCAAAAGCTTTACCTTTGCCGGGAATTCCTTTAATTCCATCTACAGAATCACCTGTAATCATACTTTTCCAAAAATAAGCGTTTATTTCATCAGCAGTATTCTCCACAAACTCATTTTTACGTGGATTGTAGGCAATATCTACTGAAGTTAGTATATCTTTATCAGGAGAAATAATAATGCTCTCATATTGGCTGTTTTTAGCTTTAAATGAAACAACTAAATCATCAGCCTCATAGTCACTATTAAATGTAAACCCATGGTTATCTTGTAAATATTGCTTAATGTCATATAGAAATTCTGGCAAATCTGTATATTTCCTATTAGCTTTATAGTTTGGGTTTACAGTATACCTAAAACATTTGCCTATTGTTAAATACCCTAAATAGCTATCTGCTTGCACTAAAGTGTTTATGCTTCTGATAAATTCATCACAAAGCTGTTTGCAGTCTTCTAGGGTTTTAATAGGCTCATCTTTTTTATTATGGCATACATAAAATGGAATAAAATCACCATCATAAACAGCTACTCTTTCTTTTACTCCTGTTTTATTCATTCTATTTTTTTTTATCCCATTCAGAGAACTTTTCAATTTCATACCTTGATTTTAATTCATCTATTAGGTCATTTACTTCTTTCTTAATTTCTAGAAAGACAATTTTGTTTTGACCTAACCTTTCTAAGGTGTTTATTGCAAAAGCTGCTCTTTCAAGGGCCTTAGTAATTTTTACAATTTCACTACTACTAACTTTAAACATAATATTTATTTTTAATTAATTCTATTGTTTTAAGAACATTAGCTTGATTATTAGGTTTGTAAAGAGTTACATTGTAGTTATTTCTAACTAAATGATCTTTAAACCATTTCCATTTAAGTGGAAAAGCGTCATTAGGATAACCTTTACATTCTAAAACCCAGCCATTATTAAAATCATCTATATTTGTAAAATCAGGTAAATACGTTATGCTTCTAATATTTTTACTAGCATTAACAAGTGATTTATCTATTTTTAGTTCATAACTTTCATTAGTGAATTCAAATGCTTCTAATAGTACAAACTTCTTTTCTTCATATTTAAAATCTATTATACCAGCTTCTATTAACTTATTATAAGTAAATAGTTCTAGTTTAGATTTAAAAGTTAATCCGTTTGAAACAAGAGATACTGCATTCTTTATTTTTCCTTTATTTTTCTTCATTTTTTATTTGTTGTAATAGTCTATCAAAAACTACAATGTAATCTGGCTTTAAATAGTATTTGTTTAAATTTTTAGTTATTAAAATACCATAAGCATCAGTTGTTTCTGTGACTAACATAACAAAGCTTTGTAAGTTATCTAAATGAATATCAATCTTTTTATTTTGGATTGCTTCTAACTTATCATCTGAAAAGTTACACCTAACAACATGAGCTTCATCTAAACCTAAGTTTTCACCAGTTTTTTTTATTAAAGATGTACTGTCATCATTTGAAATTATATAAACTTCAAATTGAGTTTCATCAGATAATAATACTTTAATGAAATTCCTAAAGCCTTCAACAGCCCAGTTATCTGTTATCTCAAAGGATATTCTATATTTATTGTTTATCATTTGTTTTTTTTATTTGATTATTAATCATTCTTTTTGTACTAGATAATCCCATTGATTTAATATAATCACTTACGTCTTTAAATTTAGGAATGTAAAAGTATTTAAAATTATACACATTTGCAATTTTTAATGTATTTTTTATTCCCTCTTCATCATTATCATAATTTACTATTATTGTTTTAAACCTGCTAAGTAATTCATTAACAATGGACTCATCCAAATTTGTTGTTTCACTTTGAAGTGATATAGCATTATAACCTAATAACCTGTAAACTATGCAATCTTTAAGACTCTTTGTAAGTATTAATATGTTTGAAGATTTATCTAATTGTTCATAACCTTCAATACTAGAACCTGTTGTTAGCCATTTATAAGCTTTATTCTTCTCTAATGGTTTGTATATTTTATGATTATAACCACTTTTATTATAGAACCTATAGGCATATAGTGGATTTAATTTATTATAATTTAAAACAAAAACATCATCATTTTTGTAAATATAAACATGTTTACAAGAAAAGACATTATAAGTATTTAACAAGGTTAATGGTATTGAGTACTGATTCCAGTAATCATAATCTGCAATAGTGAAAGGCTGACTAACAATTTCTATTCTTCTTTTAACTATTGTTAATAGTTTTTCTTCAAACTTTAAATCTTTCATTTCACGATTAATATGTAAATTAGATACACTTAATCCAAAATCTGACAATATAATATTCAAAGATTCTTTAAAAGTACAATTATATTTAAACATAATATAGTCAATTACACTATAGTCTTTATTATCACCTCCAAAGTCTCTATAAACTAGATTACCTCTTTTGTTACATCTTATTCTACATGATGGATTTTTATCATTGTATAATTCAGATTAAAAAGAAGAATCTACTTTTTGAAAATTCTTGCAATAATATTTCCACAAATTGTATTGACCTATGCTATCATATATCTCTTCTAAAGTTAATTCTTTTTCAACACCTTTTAAGCTAAACATAAGTATAAAAAAGCGCAAGTAATTTCTTACCTGCGCTATTAATTAATTATTTATTATTAGAATGGTAAATCATCATTTTTAACTGCTGTACCAATACTTGAATTAACTTTATCTGGAGATAAAAACATTTTAATATCTTTATCAGGATTAAACTTTAATCCAGTTGCTACAGAAGGAACATTCATTGATTCTACTCTATCAAGAGTTGAAAAGATTGCTCCACCTTCTTTAGTTTGCTCACCCTTAAATTTAGCACGGAATGGACGTCCAACTAATAAACTAGAAAGTTTATCAACTAACATTGAGATTTGCTTTTCTTGATTAGTCTCATTAGAAGATACTAATTCAATATTTTTAGCTTCATCTCTGCTTATATTATGAGTACAACAGATTAAATCATTAATATTACGTGCAGTAATATCCCAAGCAGCTGTTTTTTTACCTTCACCTTTTTCAGATGATAAGTACATATAGGCTGATTGACCAACTTCACCATTTTGATTAACTGTTTTCATTCTAATATAAGGTGTTTGCTTTACATTAGACTTACCAGAGATTATTTCAGTAACTTTAACATTTTCATAAACTCCTGGTTTTTGATATGCAACATTGTTTGACATTTCATTACTACTATCATCTACATTTAAACTAAAATTCATATTGTTTGTTTTTATTTGTTATTAATTATTAATTATTTATATATTTTATCCCAATAAGTTTTGTAAACACCATCAACTTCTTCAGCCAACAGTATCTCCTTATTTTTGAGATGTTCTGGTCTTGCACCACAAGTTACATCATCCATAGCTTTAAAGCTAAGATATGTTTCATTTCCTCGTCTAAACATATACCCAATAGCATCTGCTTGACTACAAATTAATGATTTAATCTTGCCAGTTAAATCAATGTTTGCAGCCTGAACTAATTCACCTTTATCATCTACCTGCTTGTCTTTTATATGACCTGATAGTATGATATGTGGAGCTAATGTATCAATATAATCTAGAACTTGAAAAAATGCTTCACGAAGATACATGTAACCTGCACCATTTGCAAGTTTGATTACATCATCACCATCAAAATTTTTGCCCATAGAAG